AGTACTAATATATCTGCTTCACTATTTGATAAGATTTGTTTTGATTTACCTAACTTATGTCTTACATCAATAATCTCATCTCTAAGTTCTTTATTCTTCTTAATTTGTTTTTCATTATCCAAATAATCTTTTATAAGTTGTGTAGCTTGAATAAGTTCACCATTTAGTTTGATTTCTTTGGTTTCAAATGTTGATAACTTGTTGATAAGTATGTTAATATCTCTACTCACTTTTGTTTCATCACCCTTAAACTTATTAAGTTCTTTTAATAAATCAGAATAACGTTTACGTGAATCAATAGCAAGAAGTAAAACATCTTTTTGTTTTAACATTGATTTTCTATTAACTGAACATATACTTAAATCTGCAGTTACTCCCACTTTAGCATCAATAATTGATTCGGAGTTTTCCATACAAATATCACAATCTTTATTATATCGATGTGATTCCAAATGCTTCATTCTCTCTAATAAAGAATCTTCTCTGATTTTTAACTTATCCAATTCATTATTTAAATCTTTTAAATCGGATGTATATTTATTAAACAAATCATATCCTTCGGTGATTTCCTCTTCATCAAACGAATCAATTTTTTCTTCCAATTTTATTTGGGTTTCCTCAAACTCTCCAATCTTAGATTGTGTCTTATCTCTTTGAGATATCAATTCGGTTAACGAAGTTTCCGAAGTCGATTTTTTTGTTTCTAATTCTTCTTTAGAATAATTGTCGGATTTAACTTTTACAATCTTTTCGTTGAGGGAGATTAATTTCTGATTGTGCTTATCCACTTCTTCTTTAGCAGTAGTTAAACTAACTTCTTCTAATTTGTATTCAGCTTCTACTCTCTTTAAATCAATTTGGATATCAGCTAATTGTTGAGTAAAATCATCTCTCTTAAACTTTCGTATTAAGGAAGCGTTATCTCTATTCTCATTATAAGCATGTGAGTAAAGTTTATCGAAAATATCCACACCCATAAATTGAGCAAGTATTTCTTTTCTCTCACTTTGTGATTTATCAATGAATAAGGAGTTGTTACCTTGAAGTGAAAGTGTAGTTAATACAAAATCTTCATAGGTTCCTAAATATTGTTGAATGATGGAGTTAGTATCCCTTCGTTGCTCTCCGTTCAAGGAATGGATACCACTCTCATCTTCTTTCCAAAAGGATACATCTACTTTTAGATTTCTCCCTTTGTTAATTAATTTAGCTCTTCTTTCAATAAAGTAATCTACATCTTCTATTTTGAAATGAAGTTTACAATAGAAGTTACTCTTTCTATTATTAAGTACGTTCTTAGCTACATACGTTCTACTTGTCTTATCGAATATACAAAAGGATAGTGCATCGAATAGAGATGATTTACCTGAAGCATTAGGAGCGAATATACCTACTATACCATTTATACCATCAAAACGTATCTTATTGTTCTCACCATAGGAAAACATATTAGAGAATTCAAACTGATGAGGAACCCATTGTACATTTGGTGTCATCTCTTCTTCAACCAACTTTGTGTTGATTTCTCTATTGATTTGTTTAATCTTATCAATAGTATCATCATCTGCCAAATATTGTCTTTCCAAATAATCTTTAATTAATTCGTTTTGGAATTCAACATCTCTCACATTTCCAATAGCTAATCTATCATCGAAGTTACCAGTCTTTTGTTTAGATAAGGTATCCATTCGAGTAACAGTGAACTCTTGTACTTTATATTGTTTTTTAATTTTTGTTAATGCCTTTTTAATCTGAGAAGGGTCAGTATTTGAAACTCTAACTCTTAATCTAGGTTTCTTTGGCATATTAGTAACTGTTGGAACTACACCATTATCTACATCCAATGTATAGAATCCATAATCATTAGGAATATCAACTTCCTCAAAAGTTCTACTTTCAACATCCCATAATAGATAACCATGCTTCTCTAATGATTCTCCGTGGTTTTGCTGAATCATAGAACCAGCATATGCTATTGTTGACCTTCCTAATGTTTGTCTTTTGTGAATATCTCCTAACATCACCATATCAAATCCATCAAACATTTCAGTTGTGAATGAATTAGATGATACAGTATATCCTATATCGGTTGTGGAATCATTTACAGGTCCGTGGAATAAACAAATAGTATTCTCACCCTCTACCAGTTCTCCCTTTGGCCAATTCTCTTGATTATCAAGTATCGAATATACCACAAAAGTAATATTATGGAAAGGGTACACACCAGTATCTCTAAGATAGTGAATTCTTTCATTTTTTAAATTTTGTACAATTGGAGTAAGTACATCCAATCTATAATTATTGTTTAAGTTACAATCGTGATTACCTGTAATTAAGAATGTGTGCTTTCTATTTGCACATTCAGTTAAGAACCAACTGATTTCTCTAACCAATTCGGGACTCATTTCGGTTTTAGCATGTGCAATATCACCAGCTAAATAGATAACAGCGTTTTCGATATTATCTCTATCTACATTGTTTAAGAATTTTTGGAATACTTCTCTATATTCCGTATGTCTTTTTAAATTACGGATATGTAAATCCGCTAAATGGTAAATTTTTTCTACCTTCATATATTATTTAGTTTACTTAGGATTAAATCATCCCAACCAGTTTCTTTGGTTTCTTTTAATAATTCATTTACTTTATCAAATCCCATATCACCTGCATCCATCCCATCAGGTATAATGTTTTTTACCTTTATACCATTTCTAATAAAATAGTTTGCATGTTTAGTGGAATCATCTACTGCATCGGAATCTAATAATATGTTAATTTCCTTTACTCCCTTTTGATTAATCTTAGCTTTCAAAGTTCTTGGAAGAAACTTACCTAAGATTGGTATTACATTTCGTTTTACCGAAAATGAATCAAATACACCTTCTACTAATGTAATTGGTTCATTCCAATCTATTTGATTATCAAATACAATTACATCTCTACTAACAGGTGGATTTTTATATTTCATCTTTTCATCTTCATAAAAAGAACGAGCTACAAAATAGTTTAACTCACCATCTTCATTGTAAGATGGAATAATTATCCTACCACTATATAATCCTTCTTCACAATAGCCAATGTTATATTTAAGTACCTCATCCATAGAAATCTTTCTACGTTTAAGATATCCAATGGCTTGATTATAAATTGGATTGATTGATTTTGGCTTTTTATAAAGTGATTGAAATTCTTTTGGAAGTCTGAGTGTTATTGTTTCAACTTCCTTTTCATTTCGTTTGGGTTTATACTCACCATATATAGAATGAATTTTTGAGATTTCATTTCTATCAAGGTTTAGTTTATAAAGTAACGATTGAATACTTCTACCTTTAGAATCACATACCCAACAATGCCAATATTGTGAATCTAAATTTATTTGGAGTTTCTTCTTATGATGATGACAAAAAGGACAATGATGTGCTTGTTCATTTCCCTTCATTGATGTACCAACACCTAATGCAGAATCCAATACGTTTATAACAACTAACTTATTTCTTGCGGAGAGCATAAATTAAATTTTAAGTAAATATACGAAAAATATTTGGATTTACCAAATTATCCGATAGTAGAATCAGATACATCATAAAGAAAGTTACCTAACTTCTTTACCCCATCTATATATTTTATATCAATTTTATCATTTTCCATACCCTTTACTAAGTCTTGGATTGATTTGATTGCTATTTTGATACCATCATCTTTTGCGTTTAGGGAATTTTTATTTACCCCATATTTTCTTGCTATTTGGTCTAAAGTCATAATATTATTATTTGTGTATATACAATTAGGTACTAATATACGAATAATAATTTAATTATCCAAATCTTTTCGATAAAATTTTCCTAAAATATTTCCGTTAAGGGATTTGTCATCTGAAAGTACATCATATTCGAATTGATAATGTACCTCATAGTAAGATAGTGATTTCTTTGAATAGCAAAATTTAAGTACTATACGTTTGAACTCATCACTCTTACCTTCGGTGATTTGTTCTTTAATCCAATCGTTTGATGAAAAGTATTTTTGCCAGTCAGAAGATTTTCTAACTTTTTTCTTTTTGGGTAGTGAACCTCGTACACCTTTTAACTTTCGTTCTTCTTTGATACGTTGTAATTCCCTAACTCCAATTTTTACATTACGAACACTTTGTAATGATTTTTTACCAATGTAGTATTTGCCAGAAGGAATATGTTCTATTTTATAAACAAATCCTACGGCATTTTCGGGTATAACATCTTCGGTAACATCGTTACCATTCCATAACCAATTTAACATTAAATCTATTTAAATGTATTTGAGTAAGGTTTTGATTGAGTGAATCCTCCACCACCATTACCTAACTTTCTTCCACCTGCTTTTGCAATTGCCTTTTCATCTTTTGATAAATCCAATCCACCATCGGCTTCTATTTTAGTTTTATCTCCACCTTTAAGGTTTGCCTTTGATTGAGTAGGTGCGTTCTTTTTTAATCTTTCTTCTAAAGTCATAATTGTGTTCCTTTATATATTATAAATATAACATTAAGTATCTAAACGAACTATAAAGTTCACTGGATAATCTGGTAATGATTTAATTGGTTTAGGTAACTTAGCGGATGCAATCATATTATTATCAGTATCATATAAACCAATTGTTGTAATAAATGGTGCTAAATAAGAACCAGTTTGGTCAGTTGAACCGCTTACTTCATAATCATCGAAACTCCCAACACTAACACCATCTATTGATGATATAATAGGATGTGATTTATCTTTTATATATTTTGCACCAGTTTGATAAATTGATTGAGAAACATATTCTTGGTCTACTAATTTAGAATGCGGTTTAGTAATACTTATAATTCTCCTAGTTGCTCCAACTTCATAAACTGCCGTTGGATTTTGTGATACATTAAATTCGTTTTCATTTACTGATAGGAATATTTCATTTTCATGTATAGTCATTGTAGACCTATATGAAATATCAAAAGTTGTTAAAGATGTATCATCTACAATACCATCAGTTAAAACGATTAATCCTCTATCATAAAAAATATTACCTTTTACATTTGAAGCAGAATCTATTAGATTAGAATTACTATCGTCTGTTGCTGTTATTGA